TGGTGGCGTCAAAGGGCGCACTCTCGCTTGGGTACACATAGTCATCGGGCGCGGTGTAAGTGGTGGCGTCAAAGGGCGCACTCTCGCTTGGGTACGCGTAGTCATCGGGCGCGGTGTAGGTGGTGGCGTCAAAGGGCGCACCCTCGCTTGGGTACGCGTAGTCATCTGGTGCAAGGGGGGTTAGCCATGCGTTTAATTCAGCGTCGTAATACGACCCGAAAGGTTTATTGTCGGCTTTTTCAGTGGATAAAAGCGTATACCCGGAAGGAGGCGTGATAGTCGATGCGAGGCTACTTTCTGCATAAATCGGTATGCCTTTTACGTCTACTGAGAAGGGTAAATACCCCCCACCGCCGCCGGCATCACTTACAGTCCCGGTATCAACCGCAGCCAGTTGAGTGCCATTTTCCAACGAGTTGCTGGCGGTCTGGCCGGCTGTCCCCAAGATATCGGCGACAGCCTCCTCTGATATGTCCGGCTGGCCTAGCGCGGTTGTAACGGGGTCCGTGTCAACAGGCAAGCCCCCCGTTTGAGCAACGGGTTTAAGGTCCTCAAATTCAGATTTAAGAACTTCCTCGCCCGGATCGAGACTATCCCCAACCGGCACAGGCGCGACGTAGTAGTCATCGTCGGGCCGGGTGTAAGTGTCAACAGGTGCGGGTGCAGGTGCAGGTACAGGTGCCGTTGAAACCCCTTCCATGGCTAACCTGAGAGCCAAAGCAGGGCCTACACCCTCGGCTATCAACTTCTCAAAGTCTTTTTTAATCCTATCACTGGTAGTCTCGACAGGAGGAACTACAGTCTCATTCGGTCCGAGGCTCTCCTCAAGCGTCGGAGACACCACCTCAGCAGGTGTAGGCACCACCTCGGCAGGCGTAGGCACCACCTCAGCAGGCGTAGGCACCACCTCAGCAGGCGTAGGCACCACCTCAGCAGGCGTAGGCACCACCTCAGCAGGCGGCGTAGGCGTTACAGGTAGGGAGCCGGTGTCAACCGGCGGAAGCCCCACCACATCAGCAGGCGGCGTAGGCGTTACAGGTAGGGAGCCGGTGTCAACCGGCGGAAGCCCCACCACAGGGGGAGGCGTTACGGGCAGGGGACTGGTTGGCACCCCATCTGTTGTTGAACCCCGTTGCGACGGGTCTGTCGACAGAGGGTTAGCTGCGGGGATTGTTGAGGTTTTGGGGGCTAACCCTGCTGCTGTGTCGACGTAGCCCGCAACAGCTCTTTTCCCTTCCGCAAGAGCAGCAGCCAAAGCCGCATCGGTAATGTCCGTACCCGTTAGCTTGGCTGTGATAGCCGCTCTGGCTACACTCTGTGCCTCTGGGGGTAGGTCACTGAGCCCCGGAATGTTACCAATGACGCCATTTACTGCGGTGTTCATTGCCGCGCCAGCTAAGGCGCTGAGTGGGCTTTGGCCCGTAGCTGTTGCGGTAACCGCACCGCTGACGCCTTGTGATATTCCTTTTTTAACAATGTCTGGTAAATCAACCGTTTTTAGCGCATCAGTTACAGCGCCAGACACGCTAGAGCCAACAAAACTCAGACCCGTAGACAGTGCCGCGCTTTCAAGGGCCTTGCCCACGTCCCCGCCATTGGTGGCGGTTTGGATGATGGTGTTGCCTACCATCTGCGCAACGTAAGGGTTGGTAATACCAAGGGCATTACCGATGGCGGCACCGGGTGAGGAAAGAATCCCGGATAAGGTAAGGCCCGATGTACCAGTAGTGGCCGCTGTAGTAGCCAGTCCACCGGCAACGGATGTGGCTGCTGCGGCCTCTCCTCCTGCCATAACGCCAGCAGCGGCTAACTCGCTGCCAGCAGAAGCAATGGCGGTAGAAGACAATCCACCAGCCAAATCAGCGACCCCTAAACTTTCTAAGGTAGCAGCGGTAGAAGCCGCCCCTGCGGTGCTAACCAACTCAGCAATAACACCCGCACCAAGTACCGCAGCACCAAACACAAGCAAGGCCTTTTGGAACGATGTATCTGGTTCCCAGTTCCAGTAATGCGGCTGTTCCATCGGAACCATCTTGCCGTTTTGTTCTGTGTACTTGACACTGGCGTGTTTATCTGAGCCGGGTGTCCCAAGCATTTCGCTCAGGTCACCGTTAACCTCGTAGTAGGCTACGGGAATCGGAGCTTTATAAGAATAGGTTGTTCCGCCCTCTGCGGGCTCAGATGCAATCCAGCCGCCCGGATCAGCAGGGTGGTAGGTAATCCCTCCCCCTGCGCCACTGGGGGTCCACACTCTACCGTTGGCAAGTGTTAACGATACTGAGCCTGCCGGAACATTGTTGTATTGAAGTTTGCCTGCAATTGCGTCATTAAATTGCTTTGCGTCAATTTCCCAAGGACTGGTTGGCGCGGCAGACGCAGGTGCTACGGGCGGTGTAACAGGTTCCGGAGTAAAGTCAGTAAATCTTTCGGGATCAACACTATCCCTATAGGGGCCGTCATCTACAAAAGCGGTAGGAGTGGGAGTTTCCCTAGGAGCAGGAGCGGTCGTAACCGGCAGGGGGCTGGTGACAACAGGCGCGGGAGGCGGTGGAGGCGGAGGGGTGTAATAAAATTGGGGCTCAACCGGGCCCCCGTCATCGTATCCCCGAACCTTGCGTTGGTTGTAGCTCATGTTATTTTCTCAAGGCGTTTGCGAAGGCGAAGGCCCAATCTTGCCACGTCCCGAAGCCGGCACTGCCGGGAACCCCTGCGAACCGACCGATGCCGGACACCGCGTCGGCCCACTGGCGCCACTCGTCCTCCGGTGAAACGCCAATCTGGTTCGCCGCAAACAACTCGGCCATGAGCGCACACCATGCGTCCCACGTAAGGCTGCGGGGGTCGTAGACCTGCGCCGCGTTCATGGGTTGCCCGTCCCGCGTGTATCGCCGGTTGTCATGGAGAGCAAGACACGACCCGTTTGATACGTACCGCCGGCTTCGTTTGAGATAAACCGCAGCCGCATCTCCCGGCGCTGCTCACGCATGTCGATCTTCAGGGTGCTGGAGGTAAAGGGGTATGGTTCCGACTCCACCGTAGTGTCGTCAGCGTAGCCTTCCCCGGTCACGATCACACTCATGGTGCCGGTCTGCACAAAGTCGGGCTCGACGCGCTCTAGCCGGGTCCACAGGTTATCCCCGGGCTGCGACTGGCTGCCCACCAGCCCACCCATGGTGCCGATGCTGTTAGTCTCAAAGAAGCTCTCGATGGCCGTCACGGCGGTCAGGTTGATGTCGTCGTAGCCAGTCTCATGCTGCCACAGGGTGTACGTACCCTCGTCGTTGACGTCGTTGCCGGCCCACAAAGGCTTTGGAAAAACCTCAGAGAACACGCCGGCTGAACGTCGGGCGCCCAGCGCTTCCCCCGCGTCGTACCACGTCTTCTCGCGCACGTTGTAGATGATGGCGTCGGTGCATTCTGTGGCGTCTCCCTTGGGGTAAAACCACCAGATTTCCCCGTACCGGGGTACCTTGGTGGCCCATACCTTTTGGCGTTGGACCATGTTCACGTTGTCAAAGAAATAGTTCTGGTTCAGGTTATTGGGAATCTCCTGCACCTGACCGCCGTACATCAGGAATCGGTCCACGCCGCACCAGTAATAGATGCCGTCGTACTCGATGACGCTGCTGGAGGACATGATGGATGTTTGGCTGCTGACCAAGTCATACGCCCAGTAGTAGTTGACGCCGCCGACGGAGGACGGCTGGAAGGACACGCGGATGAGGGCGTCAGCGGCCCAGAACAGGCCTGAGGGCGACGTAGAGCCGCCCCGGATGGGTAACCCCTTGACGATCTTGCCGGTAGCCACGTTGTTGGCGTTGGCGTCCGCCGACACCCAGTTGGCAAAGTCCCCCGCGCTTGAGTTCTGGATCAGGCCGTTGTTGCCGTACACGAACAGGTAGGGGTGCAGCACCACACACCCGCCCGACACGGCAATGTTGTTGTCAAAGGTGGCGACGATGCTGGCGCTGCCCGTCGCGGCGGCTGACATGGTGACTGCGGCGCCTAGTACAGACACCACCGTGGTGCCCGAAGGTATGCCGGTGCCCGACACACTCTGCCCCGCGCCCACGCGCACGTTGGTGGCCGCTAACGTCAAGGTGGCCGTGGTGTTGGTGGTCGCGGCTGCGGTAAACAACCCCACCTTGGACATCGATGCCGTTGCGGTGAAAGTTACCCCGGTGGGCGTACCTGCCGTCGTGGTGACGGCGGTTCCACCAAAGCTGGTCGACAACGTGAATGTTGTGGAACCATCGGTGACGGTGATGTAGTACGTCGTGGGGTTGGCGTACCCCGATATGCTGCCCGTCCCACCAAAGGTGCCGCTGACCGTGACCCGCTGGTTCACGGTAAAAACAACATTGGAAGGGCTGCACGAAAAGGTGCCGGCGACCCCGGTTATCGTCACGCCGGTCAGCGAGCCAAAGCTGCTGGGGAAGGTGCCGTACAGCACCGGGGTGTTGGCGGTGGACGTGATATACGATAGGTTCTGCCCGGGATGCGCCACCAAGTTGTTGGTGTTGTTGCCGGTCGAGTCGTAGGCGATGTCAAACTGCCACAGGTTGTTGTCGCTGGCAGTAAAGTCGCTCAGGGTGTAGTCATACGGCCCCGACCCAACGCCGCCACTGGAGCCGGTAATCCACTGCTGCAGCCCGTTGTTGTACCCGGACACCACGTAGTTGAAGCCGTCGACGGCGGTCATCGCCATGCCCCGAGAAACCCCCGTCGCGTTCAGGAACACGGCACCGTAGCCCCCAATCTTACGCGGCCTGTTACGCTGGAAACGAACCCACTTGCCGTCCGTAAAGCAGGGCGCATTAAAACGCGTACCATCCCGCTGAATTCCCGCCGGAATTTCCATCGCAATGACTTTTTGGGTCATTAGAAGGTACCCCCAAGGATGCCGCCAATAGCCGTTACCGTCCCGGCCATGGTAAGGCCCGTTGAGTTGAAATAGCCGGCCTGTGTGTTGGCAATGACCAGCCCTACGGTGCCCGTGGAGGGCAAATAGAAGCCGGAGTTCAAGTCCCCGGAAAACTTGATAGAAGGAACCGCCAAGCTGCCGTTGCCGACGGTAAGCGACGTGATCGAACTGGACGAGCCCGAGGCGGCGTTGTAGACGTTGGTGCCGTCGCAGATCAGCACCAGCGAGGTGCCCTGCGACACAGTGACCGTAGCGGCACCCGACGCTGCAGTTTTTACTGTGAAGGTAAAAGCACCTGTGGTACTGTTGGTAATGCTGTACAACTGCACCGTGGGAGGAACAATTACGATCTGGTTGCTGGTAAGTACACCAGAATAGAATTGGATCGTATTTGCAGCTTGCACGGAGGACAACGTAAGGGTGCCGCCTGTTACCGTCAGAGCCAATTGTGTGTACACAAAACTGTTCGAGCGTCCGAGGCCAAAGCTATTCCAGCTAGCTCCGTTGGAGACAACGGTAAAGGACTCCGTTAGCTGTAGCTGTTGGTACGAATTCCCGTCGATGGTATCCGAGCCCGAAGGGTTGACGGTGAGGATACCCGTACCCCCGTTACGGATGCTGACAAACCAATTTGCGCCTACCGAGCTTGCGGACGGCAAGGTAAGGGTACCGACACCACCGGTCCAGACATCCAAGCCAGCACGATCATTCGACGCGATACTGCCGGTAGAGTTATAGGACACCACCGGGCACGACTGGTTAAGGGTAAGCCCGGACGCCAGCAGGCCGGAACCAGCCAGCGCCGAGGCGTTGGCGGAAGACGTGCCGGCGCCAAACACCACAGAGGCCCACGAGCCGTTTGTGGTCGTGTTATCGATGAGCCAGATAAAATCCGCGATCCCGGACGCAATCGATATGATGGTGTTGCCCGAGTTATCGGTGACCGTGAAGGCATTGGTGCCTACGTTGCGGACCAACACCGACTGGCCCGTTGACACCTGTTGCGCAGGCGGAAGCTGTAGCTGCAGGCTCACCACGGTGGCCGTCACGTCGATGATGTTGCTGACCGGGGTGCTGTTGTTGCCGTTCACCGGCCACTGCAGCGCCGTGGTGGCGCTGATCGTCAGCGACTCATAGCTGATCGACGAGGGGCTGATCGTCTGACCAGAAAAGGGATTGGTATACGAGGTCATGGCTAGGAGTCCTGTACGATGGCCTGACGATCGCCAACTCGAAGCTGGTCCTCTACTTTAAGCGCGGCCATGGCGGCGTCAAACAGGCCGCCCCATACCTGTAACCGGGCGTCGTCCTTGAGGAACGGCGCGGTTTGTTTTAGGGTGCCATACAGCATAGCGTTTGGAGCATTTTGCGTGAGCCAGTTTGTCTGGTTATCCGATGCCAACGGCGGGAGCCGGGTGTAGCACAGCGTCTCGAATGCAAAAGCCGAGGCCGGCGTGGGCGCCACAAACCAATGGTCCGAGTCGTAGTCTGCGTAGTAGAGAGGGGTATCCAGCGCCGTTACATCCGGGGCGTAGCTGTTGAGGTACTCCAATTTACGCAAATACAGGGGCTGCTTCTGCCCCGCCGTTGTCGTCAGGGTCATGGACACCGTCTTACGCCAACGCGCCGGCTTGGCAATCACGGGGTTGTTGATGTTCATGGCGCCGGTTGCCACCAGTAGCTGCCCCAGTGTCTTTATGTTCTCGGCAATCTCAAACTCGGCCAGCATGATG